GCAAACAGGGCGTCCTCCATGCCGTTCAGGATGGAAGTCCAAAGACGCTGCTCCTTGACGCGCTTGAGCCGCTTGTAGGCGTGGTGACGCGCGCCGCGCGACAGGCCACCGCCAACATTCAGTTCCACTTCGGCATCGGTGTAGGCCATGTGGTCCACACAAAAGCGCCAGTGGATTTCCCAGTTCTCCAGCACCTGGGGGTTCTCCCAGGTGAAGGTCTGGTTCGGCTCGTAGTATTGGAAGGTGCTCTCCTCGTCAAACATGATGGTGTCTTTGATCGACGCACCACCCTGAATGGTTTCGGAGGGGCCCTTACCCCGCATGAAGCGACGCAGCAAGTAGTTGTTCTTGACTGCCTCGTTGACCACGTCTTCGGCGCTCGTCAGGAACGCCGGTCCAGTGGTATCGACAAAGTCGGTGAAAGTAGAAAGTGCAGAAGCCATCTCTTACTCCTATGAGATGCCCTAACGGCCCGTCAGCGCTCTTGCCTTTGCGATGCGGTCGGGATCGTCGCTTTCCAGCAATGCGAGGACTCGGTCCTCTACATCTTCGCCAGACAGCACCCCTTCCTCCATTCGCTCGCCAATCGCCCGTGACGGCGTACCGTTATTACGAAGGTTACGAAGTTTAGTGGTTGCCGACTCGGCCTCCCCTCGAAGCTGGTCACGGAACTCGAACGCAATCGCGTCCTCCATCAGCTGACCGATGTCGTTGTGCGAATCGGCGCTGTAGAGTTTGTTCATGCGTTGGATCACGCGGCCATACTCCTCGCTAGAGGTGTCGGCGACTTGCGGAAACCGATCCGCAAGCCGAGCGCGCGCTGCCTCAATCTGCTGCCCAGCAATGAAGTTTTGCAGCCCTTGCAACTGCTGCTGCAAAGGGGCCAACACTGCCGCATAGGATTTTGCCAGCATTTCGGTGCCTTCGTCGTCTAGCCCGGCATAGTCAGCAAAAACTCGCGCAGCTTGTTGCAGGTCACCCGAGATGGGTTGACCGGTAGGCGCCTCTGCTGTGGTGGGCTCCTCCGGCTCCTCTTGGGTCTGCTCGTCTTCGCGGGTCTGCTTTGCCTTGGACTCAGAAAGCATCCGATCAACGTCGGACTGCACCTTCTTGCGATGGGCAGCCAGGCGCATAACGGCCTCGTCGCTCAAAGCTCCGAGGTCGTCTTTTGAGAACCCGTCGCGCCGCAAGACGCTCCAGGCCTCTGCGATTTCATCCGTGTCGATGTCTTCGCGTGCATCCCGCTCTTGGGCTTGCGGTTCGGAGGGTTGACCCGTTTCAGCAATGGGCTCCTCGACCGGCTCAGGTGCAGGTTGTTCGTCGTCGTCAGCGCCGTCAATCTCCATGAGGTATGCGCTTTCGCGCTCCTCAATGGCGCTAACTGCTTCGGGCGTCGTGCCTTCGGCAAAAGGCAGCTGGGGGTCGCTGCTTTGCGTGTCTTGTGTAGTCGTGTCAGTCATCAGAGTTGGTCATACTCGATGGTGATGCCCTCTTTGTCGCGGGCGCGAGCCATAGAGTTTTCGATCTCCCGGCGGCTCGTAAAGACCGGGCGACCTTGCTTGTCGAACTCGCCTTTATGGTGCTTCCAGTTGCGGGGAAGCTGGGTGCTGGCAAAGTTAGGCGTCTTCTTGACGATGATTCCGAATCGCTTGCTCATTTGGATTTGGCTCCTTTGCTGCGGTTTGCGCGCCTGCTGACTATACGGGTGTTGCTGCGACTGTTGCTACCACCTTTACTGAGTGGCCGCTTGTGGTCAACCTCTTTGCCGTCGCCCTTGCGGACCTGACCGGCCTTTGCGGCGCGGCGGCGCGCTTGCACACGCTTGGTGCGGTCTGCAATAGCCTTGGGTGAGGAGTGATCGCGGGCGTACTCCTTTTTGTAGTCTCGCTTGCGGCGGGCCATTACCACTTCTTGCACGACCAGTACCGTGCCGTCAGCTTGCTGGGGGGCCTAGAGTCGCAACCGTGGCGGGCGCGGAAGTTCTTGCGGCGCCCAGGCTGGTCTTTCTTGATGGTCATGTTGGGGTCGCCAAACCGAATGAGCTTTACCCGGCTGCCGTCTTTTGCCAGCACGGCAAACTTCTTGTTCTTGCCGGGAGTGCGCTTGGGCTTGTTGTAGCCACTAAAGCACTCGCCAGCCCGACAGAGCTTGCTGCTTTTCTTCTTGCTCGCCTTCTTAGCCATCACATTGCGGAGTTCATGCCCTGCACTCGCTGGGGAGCGCCCGTGGCTGACGCTTGCTGCTGCATTGCTTGCAGCATTGCGGCCATGTCTTGCCCGGCCATCGGGATAGTTTTGCTCGGGGGCTTTCCGGTCTGGAGCCCTTTCGGGCCAGCGTCCTTCTCTAGGCGCGGCTGCATTGAAGCGGCTGCCACCATGGTTTGCTGCTGGCGTTGAGCGCTGAGATCTTGAGCAAGACGCTCCAGCAGTCGGTCGTCAATTAGCTCAATCATGTCGGGCGCGTTCATCGCGTTGCCGATCTTCGCAAAGTGATCTTTCCACGGGTAGTCCGGGAACACCTGCATGAGCTGCAAGCTGTTGAGCAGCATTGAGTGCATTTCTAGGGCGCGCTTTTGCGCCATGCCCTCGGACGCGCGCTCCATGCTGTACGGCTCAATCTCAAGCTCGAGGTCGTCGAAGCTGTAGTCGCCGTCCTCATGGCCGCCGCCCTGGAACATCGCAGTGATCTCGGGCGGCAGCCCAAGCTCCTTCATCGCGTCCTCGCCCAGGGGAAACACGATGTCGTCATCGTGATACATGTAGAAGGCTACGCGAGTTAGCGCTTCGCAGACGCTCGACGTGAACGACTGGCGAATGAACGCCATGCGGGTGTTAGCCGCCTCCGACGCAATGCTGTGTTCCGTTGCTGTGCCTGCACCAGAGATGCTGCCACGGAGGGCCTCGTCCATACCAAGGACGCGATCCGCGCGATGGCGGCATGTAGCAATCCAATTGGCTTGCTGGTCAGTCTGTCCGCCCATGACGAACTCCTGCACCAGTGCTTTGCCGTCCTCGAACGGCACAACCGCGACATAGTCGTGTTCGACATTTTTGACAAGCTGTGCTGTGCGCGGGTCGTTGACGCCAACGATGCGCTTGTGCTTCATCATGCTGTTGCTGGCAGCGATGACATGATCGTTGAGATCGCGAACCTGCGCTTCAACGGCGGTAAGCGGCGCAAGGGGGTAGACCTTTGACGGCACCTTGTACGCGCCAAACATCACATAGGGCCCAGTCGCCGGGCCGTAGTAGGGGCGCGGCTCGCGCACAAAGTGCGCTGAGCAGTCCTCTTCCGGGTCAATTGCGCCGAGAGGCTGGTTGACGCCCAGCGTGTAGATCGTGCCGTAGAACCCCTGCTTTGGTCCCGGGCTGTCGTCGAGCTTCACTTCGGGCACATAGATCTCGTAGCACCAGACCTCTTCGCGGTCGGGCGTCCTTTTGTGCCCCGTGCCCCACTTCCGGTTGGGGTCATCAGACGCGCCCAGCCGCTGAATGCTTTCGAGGTTCCAGCCTTGCTCAGGACGGTTTTCGGCGAGGTCTTCTAAGTCCTCTAGATCCATGCGCCACATGTGCCCAGAGAACCGCGCGTCAATGAAGCGCTCGGCCTCGGGGTCAACAAAGAAGCGGCGCGGGTCAATGCGCTCGCATTGCGGCCACTTCTCGTCGTGTTCGCATCCGGGGCGCTTAGGGTACCCGTACTTCTGCTTGTGGTCTGGGCGAATCAGGGCAACGCCAAACCCAAGCAGGATGTCAGAGGCTAGCTCTACGAGGACGCTTCGGAGGTTGGTGTCGCGGCACCAGCGGTTGAGTCCGTGCCTAATGGCTTCGGCTACATCTTTCTGAGCCCCAGGCCTTCGCGTGTTGACGCGAACGCGAGGGTTGTCGAACACAAGCCGGGGCACCATGAGCGACACATACTCGTAGTAAGTGTTCTCTGGAGAGTAGTCTGCCGTGAAGTCGCCCCGCCGGTCATAAAACGGCCCGTGATACTTCGCGATCTTTTCTTCGTAGCCTTCAAGGTGCTTGTCGCGATACAGGATCGCGGCATCCACCTCGGCCATTAGGTTGCTGGGCGTAGTCTTGAGCATCAGTTG